ACAGCTTGCAAGTGGGATGTAGTGATACCGTTTGAGCCATTGTGGGCGCATTATTGGCGAGTGTTGAGATGTAGTATGCCTGTATTGCTCTTTGGCTCTGAGCCCTTTTCTACGTTACTACGCAGTTCTCAGATAACCGCTTATAGGTATGACTGGTATTGGCACAAAAGATTTGCGGGTAATTTTGTTCAAGCAAAAAGAATGCCTCTTAAAACGATAGAAACTATTTCTGTATTTTCTCAAAACAAAATGCCTTCTTATTTTCCAATAAAAACACTTCGAGAAAAACCAATTAAAATAGGTAAAAATTCAACTTATGAGGCTATTCCGATAAGTCAAACTGACTACGCCCGTAGCTATGATAAAAAAGAATATCAAGATAAGATGCCTGAAACTTTAATAAAATTTAATGTTAGAGAAAATCGAGGAAAACACCCAACGCAGAAGCCTGTCGCTCTACTTGAATACTTAATCCGCACATATACAAACGAGGGTGAGACAGTCCTTGATAATGTCATGGGCTCAGGTTCAACAGGTGTCGCTTGTCTCAACACTCAGCGCAAGTTTATTGGCATTGAAAAAGATGCTACCTATTTTGAAATAGCTAAAAAGAGAATTGGAGAAAGCCTTGGATAAATCTCTGACCGAATACATGAAAGTCCTGACATACGCTCGTCACAACCATGTGCGCGTGCTCAAGTATCACGGATTAGAAGTCGAATTTTTGCCCAAGGTCCCGACATCACCAGGCTTAGAGGGTGCTACACTAGGTGATGAGGCTATGCCAACTGAAGACCAATTCTTATACTGGTCATCAGGACACCAAGAAAACATACACGCAACACCGCCAACGGAGTGAACTAATATGGCTGTTGACTATAAGAGTTTTAACAATGCAAATCAGGTAGTTACGCCTGTCGATGTAAGCCGCAAGTGGTGGCTCATGGACAACGATACCGAAATGGCTCAGTCAATAGTCGGAGCATGCACAAGCCTTGCTAACGGCGATGCAAAGCGTCAAACCCAGTACCAGATCAGTGCACGGCTGTACGGCAACAGCAACATCATGGGTGTAAACGGCCTTAGCTTTTCTAAGATCCAGTCAACGCAAACGACACTAAAAGACCGCGTTAGCTACAACGTCATTCAGTCATGCGTCGATACGCTGATCAGCAAGCTAACAAAGAACAAACCCAAACCAGCTTTTGTTACGTCGGGTGCAAGTTGGAAGATTCAGCGGCGAGCAAAGCAGCTAGATAAATTCGTCGATGGCATCTTTTACGAGAACGATATCTATAAGCTGACCACTCAGGTGCTTAAAGACGTTCTAGTCTTTGGCTCAGGTGTTGTTCATGTGTTTGAGCATGAAGGCCGCTGTAAGTTTGAGCGCGTGATTCCTAGTGAGATATACGTTGACCAAATGGAAAGCTTTTACGGGTTCCCTCGCCAAATGCACCGCGTCAAGAACGTGGACCGTGGCGTCCTCTTAGCTATGTATCCTGAACTAAAAGATGACATTCTCTCGGCTCAAGCTGCAGTTATCGACACAACGGGCACGTTCCAGAATATTGCTGACCAAATTACTATCGTCGAAAGCTGGCACTTAGAATCAGGCAAAGATGCTGGCGACGGCCTTCACACAATCGCTATTGACCGCAAAATCCTGTTCAAAGAGAAATGGATAAAGCGCTTTTTCCCATTTGCCTTTATGAATTGGTCCGATCGTCTTTACGGCTTCTGGGGACAAGGCCTTGCTGAGCAGATTCAGAATATCCAACTAGAGATCAATAAGATCCTTTGGGTAATTCAGCGCAGTATGCACCTTGCTGGTACGTTTAAAGTGTTTCTTGAGCACGGTAGCAAGATTGTAAAAGAGCACGTTAGTAATGATATTGGCGTCATTATTAATTACACAGGTACACCGCCGCAGTATGTCACGCCTCAGATCGTACCGCCGGAAGTGTATGCACACCTTGGGACACTTAAAAACCAGGCATTTGAGCAAGCTGGCATATCGCAGCTATCAGCCAACTCACAAAAACCAGCTGGTCTAAACAGCGGCAAAGCACTTAGGGAATTTAACGACATTGAGACAGAAAGGTTTATGGCTGCTGGTCATAGTTATGAACGTTATTTTATCGACATCGCTAAGCTCGCAATCGACTGTGTCAAAGACATCTTTGAGCGCGAAAAGTCTTACCCGGTATCTGCGCCAGGTAAAAAGTTTCTTGAGACTCTTGATTGGAAGCAAATCCGCCTAGAAGACGATGAGTATACGCTCAAGATTTATCCAGTATCGCGCTTGCCTAGTGATCCAGCTGGTCAGCTGCAAACGATTACAGAGTATATCCAAGCTGGGTTTATCACGCCGCGTGCTGGTAGACGCCTGCTAGATTTCCCTGACCTTGAACGCGCAGAAGACCTGAGCAACAGCCCGGAAGAATGGCTGCACAAGGTCATCGAAGAAATGGTGGACGACGGCAAGGTGTATCACCCAGAGCCCGACGACGATCTGCCGCTAGCCCGTGAGATGTCACTGCAGTACCTAGCATTTGCTAAGACGCAGGGAGCTCCGGAGGAGCATTTGCAGATACTCAGAGACTTCATTAGCGAAGTAGACCAGCTGCAGCAGATGGCAATCGAAGGTGCCCAAATGGCTCAAATGGCCCAGGAGCAAATGATGCTGCCGCAAGCTGTTCCGATGGCAAGCCCAGTAAGTGATTTATTATCTAACGTGCCAGCAGCATAAGGACTTGTAATTATGGACTTTATTGAGAATCAGGTAGAAGTCGCCGTACCGGAAGCAAGTGAATCAGTGGAAGGCCAAGAGACAGCAGCGCAGCCAAAGCCTGCAGAGGGTGCCAACAGGTTTGCTTTCCTTGCTAAGAAGGAAGCTGCCATTGTCCGCCAAAGACATGAGCTCAAAGCTCAAATGGAAGCAATGACCAGCCAGCGAAGCGAAATGGAAAAGCTGCGCGCTGAGATTGACGAGGTTAAAGGCAGGAAGGCTAGCTATAGGTCTAATCCGCTGGCCGCTCTCGAAGATGCTGGCCTTAGCTACAAAGAGCTCACAGACTTCATTCTAAATAACAACACTGTCTCGACTGAAAGTCAGATTAAGGCACTACAGGACAAGATCAGCGAAGTAGAAAACGCTAGGCAACGTGATCACCAAGAGCGTGAAGAGCATTCTAAAAGGCAAGCAGCAGATCGCGAAGTGCAAGTGATTGCCGAGTTTAAAAACGAAATTAGCAATTTCATATCGTCAAAAAAAGACGACTATGAACTGACAAACTTGTATGAGTCTGGTGACTTAGTATACGATACCGTGGAAGCCTATTTTGAAAAGACAAGTAAAGTCCTTAGTATTCCTGAAGCCTGCCAGTTAGTTGAAACGTATCTTGAAAAGCAGGTTGAAAAGTCGCTTCAGACGAAAAAACTAGGATCTCGTTTTCAAAAGCCAGCTGAAGAATCTATTGCGAAACAAGATCCCCAAGCGCCGCGCCGCACTCTCAATAATCAAAACTATACAAGTAGCACGCCGTCTATGGTTTCTCCAAAGGTGGAGAATGACCGCATGACTCGTGCACTTGCTGCACTTAATCAATAAAACTAATCGAGGTTATCTATGTCTTATTCAGCTCCGGGATACTTAGGTTTATCCGCAATGAATGCGGCTTTAAAAGAGCTTTACGATGGCCAGGTAGTTGAGAATCTAGTCTACAGTGACAACCCTTTTCTAGCTTTGGTCCCTAAAAAAACGGATTTTGGCGGCAAATATAAGCCAATTCCAATCATCACTGGTGTATCTCAAGGACGCTCGGCTTCATTTACAAACGCTCAAGGCAATCAATCTGCAGTGCAGATCCAAAGCTTTCTGTTAACTCGTGTAGCTGACTACTCGCTCGCTACTATCGACAACCAAACCATGCTTGCTTCCCGGACTGACAAAATGTCCTTCCTTGAAGGCGCTAAGTTAGTAGTCGACGGTGCATTCCGATCAATCACCAATTCGCTGGCATCTTCTTTGTTCCGCAGCGGCACTGGTTCGATTGGCGCGATTGGCTCGGTTTCAACTGGTGTCATTACACTGTCCAATGCAAATGACGTTGTTCAGTTTGAAGTTAACCAGACCTTGCAAGCTAACGCGACCGATGGTGGAACACCACGCGCTGCCCTAGGTTACGTTATCGCTGTTAACCGTAGCCTTGGCACCGTGACTGTTTCCGCCACTGGTCTTGGCGGCGCAGCTGGATCGCCTTCGGGTTGGGCTGCTGCTGACTTCCTCTTGGTCCAAGGTGACGTTAACGCAAAAGTCAAAGGCCTAGCTGCTTGGCTGCCAGACACCTCGCCTGGTCCTGGTGACAGCTTTTTCGGTGTAGACCGTAGCCAAGACGTAACTCGTCTTGCAGGTATCCGCTACGACGGCTCGGCACAATCTATCGAAGAATCCTTAATTGATTCTTCCAGCTTGCTAGCAAGAGAAGGCGGCAAACCTGATGTTTGCATCACCAACTTTGCTACCTACGCGGCACTGGAAAAAAGCTTGGGCTCTAAAGTCCAGTACGTTGACATGAAAGGCCCAGCAGAAATTGCTTTCAGAGGCATCATGGTTAACGGCGCTAACAGCATGATCAAAGTGTTCCCAGATCGTAACTGTCAGCCGCAAAAAGGCTGGCTGCTTCAAATGAACAGCTGGTGCCTGAATAGCCTAGGGGAAGCGCCGCAAATTTTACGCTACGGTGATGGACTCGAAATGTTGCGTGTAAGCGGAGCTGATGCGGGCGAAGTCCGTATCGGTTACTACGCTAACTTGTCGAGCAACGCACCAGGCTACAATGCTAACGTAACTTTCTCGGTTTAATAAAATCCTAAGGTGGCGTGCGGTGCTTGCTTACCGTGCGCCATTTTTTTAAGGGGACTAAAATGGCAAATAGGTTTTTTCAGCAATTCTTTTTCGGTCTAAACCATTATCCGGTTTGGATCGAGGGATCTGCTGCAATCGGAGCATCGGGAGCGACTAGTGCCCTTAAGGGTTCTGGCATTAAATCACTCACACGCAAAGCTGCAGGCGTTTACGAGCTTAAGCTTGAAGACAACTACAGCCGCTTTCTGTCCTTCTCTACTCAGTTTGTTGCACCTGTTACTGGCGCAGCTGTAACGGGCGGCAGCTTTGTAACTGGTACGCTGTATGTAGTGCAATCCGTTGGAACAACGACACAGGCGCAGTGGGAAACAGCTGGCCTTGCTAGTGGTAACACTGTTGCTGTTGGAGATGCTTTTGTTGCTACGGCTGCTGGTGCAGGCACTGGCACTGTGAAAGCTGTAGGCACTAGCGGTGTATTTGCAACGTCTTTGGTTGGTGATCCACAGGTTAGCGTAGGACCAACCACACCAGGCGCTTTGCTCTACTTCAAATGCGTTGATGCTACAGGTGCAGATGTTGACCCAGCTAGCGGCTCGCAGCTTTACTTTGAAGTGAAGTACCGCAACAGCACGGTTAAAGGCAAAGGGGAGTAATTATGATTATCCCTGACAAGAAAAAAGCCGCGACAATCATCATTAGCCAAATGCATGGTTATCCAGAGAGCAGCGAAGAAAAGGGCGAATCATCGGACGACGATGAGTGCGAGGCTCTTGGCCGTGAACTGCTGGATGCGCTTGCTGCTAAGGACGGCATGGCAGCATATGACGCAGTTAAGGCGATCTTCATGAAGGCTGACGCTGAGCCACACGAAGAATACGAAGAAGAATCAGAAGAAGGTTATTAGGTCCAAAAAGACATGCGCTGACGGTAGGGTGTTTTATATGCCCTGCCGTTTTTTCTAACAGGGGA